GAAGCTCATGTACTGCGACCCCCCGTACTGGGAGACGGAAGTGGACAAGTGGGCGGAGCGCTACGGGGACCGGAAGGTGATCCGCTGGCTGACTCGTCGCCCGGTCCAGATGCATGCCGCCGCTGAACGCATGAAGACGGACTGCATGAAGCGTGACTCCACGTTCACGCATGACGGGTGCGAGATCACTGAACGCCACGTGTTCAACGCACGCATGGCGGCCCGTCCGGCGGACCGGTACGTCCTGGCGAAGCCGGAGCACAAACGAAAGATCGACCTTGCCGTGGTGTCTGTCCTGACCCACGAAGCCGCGTCTGACGCCATCGCGGCGGGGCTGTTGAAGCGAAAGCCGCTGTTCATGTCGGCGTGACCGAAGGAGGTGGGGGGATGGCGACCCTGGAGCAAGCCCTGTCCCTGGTTCAGAAGCTGGAAGACGAACTTCTGGCCCGCCGTCCCCTCATCCAACGGAACTCCGACAACTACCGGGGCATTCAGTCCCTGACGTTCGCGTCTGAGCAGTTCCAGAAGTTCCACGGAGGCCGGTATAAGGACTTCGCGGACAACTGGGTCCAGGTGGTGTCTGACGCCCCCGTGGAGCGGCTGACCGTGAACGGCTTCAAGCCGTCTGGGTCGACGGAGGCTGACAAGGATCTGTGGCGCGTGTGGCAGGCGAACGGCCTGGACGCGGACAGCCAGTTGGGGTTCCTGGGTGCGGTCAACTCGGGCCGTTCGTTCGTCCTGGTGTGGGGCGATCCTGACGACCCGGAGACTCCGGAGGTGACCTTCGAGGATGCCTCGCAGTGCATCGTGGCGTACGTGCCTGGTTCGCGCCGGAAGCGCAGGGCCGCACTGAAGCGCTGGGATGACGGCCAGGTGTCCTTCGCGACCCTGTATCTCCCGGACGAAGTCTGGAAGTTCGAGCGTCCGACCCTGGGCGCCAGCTCGAAGTCCACTGGCGAACAGGCCATTGACGAAGAGCTGAACAAGTGGGAGATCCGGGACACGGGCGGGGAGATGAACCCCCAGCCGAACCCCATGGGCGTGGTGCCGATGGTGGAACTCCCCAACAGGCCGACGCTGACGGAAGACCCTGTCTCCGACATCACGGGTGTGGTGTCCATGCAGGACGCCGTAAACCTGTTGTGGGCCCAGCTCTTCACGGCCGCTGACTATGCCTCCTTCCCCCAGCGAATCGTCCTGGGTGCGGAGATCCCGGAGATTCCGATCCTGGGTGATGACGGCCAGATCGTGGGCTCACGCCCGGTCGACCTGGAGCGTTTCGCGGTTGACCGCGTGATGTTCTTCGAGGGCGACAACGTGAAGGTGACTGAGTGGACCGCCGCGAACCTGGAGTCCTACACGAAGGTCATGGAAGTGGCCGTTGGACACATCGCCGCGCAGACGCGTACGCCTGCCCACTACCTCATCGGCAAGATGGCAAACCTGTCCGGTGACGCCCTCCTGGCCGCTGAGACTGGCCTGGTCAAGCGCGTTGACGAGAAGACGATCTGGTTCGGTCAGGCACTCCGGGAGATGTTCCGGCTGATCGCGCTGGCGACGGGCCGGGACGCTTCGCCCATCTCTGCGGGACAGGTCATCTGGGCGGACGCTGAGTCTCGCTCGCACGCCCAACTCGCTGACGCCCTCACGAAGTTGAAGGACATCGGCTTCCCCTTCGAGTGGCTTGCCCTCCGGTACGGCCTGACGCCGACCGAAGTGGCTGACCTTCTGACCATGAAGGAGCGGGAGCTGGACCTGGACCCGCTGGGTGCGGCCACGGCCCTGATGTCTCGCTCGCCAGACGCCCCGACTGAGGCGGCTGGACCCATCGCCGCGTAGGGGGTCTGATGGCAAGCAAGTCCCCGAAGAACATGACGGACCCGGAGCTGTTCAAAGCCCTGGGCGAGTTTGACCAGAAGGCTGGCGCCGCCGCAGAGGCGAACAACTGGGACTTCGATCACCCGGACGTCCAGGCCGTGGAGACGGCGAAGGCTCCATTCCTGGCGGAGCTGAACCGGCGCCAGGGTGAGCGTGACGCCGCCGCGAAGGCGAAGAAGGATGCGGCCCAGGCGAAGAAGGCTGAAGCCGCCCTCACGAAGCGCCGGAACGCTGCGGCTGGCCGGAAGTACAACCCGGACCCGGAGGACCTGGAGAAGGTTCTCCTGGAGGCCCTGGAGGGTGTCCACCGGGCCATCCGGGACGGCGAAGACGAAGGCCACTACTGGCCGATCTGGCTTCGCGACCGGACCCGCAAGTCACAACAGGCCATCCGTGACCTGACTGCCGAAGGCTTCCTGCAAAACGTCGGGCGTGGCGCCAGGTCGATGATGACCATGCGCAACGTGGAGGCGTTCGGCGGCCAGACGTTCACGATCACGCCGGAGGGCGAAGAGCACCTTCGGAAGATCCTGGCCGACCAGGGTAGGCCGTACCCGAAGACTCCGCCGCGCGGCAAGAAGAAGCCTGAAGAGCCCCGCCGGGTAACTCCGCCGCTTCGTACTCCGTCGCCGGTGGAGCCGGACAGGCCCTCCACGGCCCGTGTGGCGCCCGCCCAGGGGACGACCCTGACGCGTACGCCTGACACGCCCAAGACGGCCGCAGGCGCCCGCGTGAAGCGCTCCCAGCTCCCCCAGGCCCACCAGGTCCAACGGGAGAAGCTGGCGGCTTCTACGGCCCGCCTGGCCGTTCGGGAGTGGCGGCAAGTCGACGTCCACAACCTGGCAGCGGACTGGAACCGTCGCGTGCATCGCGTGGCGGCCCTGGTGTCTGCCGGGCAACTGGCCGCCGCAAGGCAGGCTGACCCGTACCTGTCCGCCCTCCTGGAGGACATGGAGACCCTGGGCAGTCTGGTCCCGGAGTCCCTGGTGGGTATCGCGTCTGACGGCCGTGACCTCACGGACCTTCTGATGGGCCCTGTATGGAACGCCCTCTCCGCGCTGGCGAAGGGCGCGAACATGGTGACTGCCATCGCGTCAGGTGCCGCGCTCCTGGACCTCCTGTCCCGGACGATGGTTGCCGACGCTGGCCGTGCCGCTGACCTGGTGGCGATGGCCGCCCGGCCTGGCATCACGTCGTACGTGCGCGTGGTGGAGCTGCCCGCGTGCGCGCGGTGCCTGATCCTCGCGGGCCAGGAGTACGGCATTTCCGAAGCCTTCCAACGGCATCCCCGCTGCGACTGCGGCATGGAGCCGGTCACGAAGAACTACAAGCCGACGCCGACGTCTCCGAAGGACGTCTTCGACGCCATGACGGACGCCCAGAAGCGCAAGGCTTTCGGGGAGAAGGCCGTGGAGGCGATCGAAGCCGGTTCCGACATTGCCCAGGTCGTGAACGCTCGACGCGGCATGACCACGGCTACGCGCTACCGCAAGACGGTGAAGGCGACCACGGAGGGCCAGACGAAGCGCGGGTTCTCCCGCAAGCGGCGCCGCAATGGCGCTATCCGTCTGATGCCTGAAGAGATCATGCGCATCGCCGGCGACGACCGCGAAAAGGCCCTCCGCCTTCTGACGCGGAACGGCTACCTCATCTGACCTTCGCGCAACGCGAAGTCCCTTAACCCCGCAACGGAGTTGACGATGCCTGACGCCCCGAACACTGACCCCAGCACTGACCCGAAGGACGCCGACACTGGCGCCCCGACTGTCGACCCGAGCGACGCAGCGGCCGGTACCGACGCTGACGACGCTGGCGATGGCACGGGTACGGACGCTGGCACGGACGCCCTGGGTGACGCCGGTAAGAAGGCCCTGGACGCCATGAAGGCCCGCTGGAAGTCGGAGCGGGACTCACGCCGGAAGCTGGAGGAGGAGCTGGAGGGCCTGAAGGTCCCGAAGCCGACCGGCGACAACGACCAGGCCGACGCCGCAGAGATCAAGCGGCAGGCCACCCGCGACGCGAACGCGAAGGCGAACGCTCGCATCCTTCGATCGGAGATCAAGGCCGCTGCCGCTGGCAAGTTGGCTGACCCGTCGGACGCCCTGGCGTACCTGGACCCGAAGTCGTTCGAAGTGGACGACAACGGGGACGTGGACGCGGAGGAGCTGGCCGACGCGATCGACGACCTTCTGACTCGGAAGCCGTACCTAGCCGCAAAGGCCGTGTCCCGCTTCCAGGGCACCGGAGACGGTGGAGCCGCGCGCAAGGCGTCGGGCCCCTCTCAGTTGACCCGACAGGACCTGAAGTCCATGTCCCCCGAAGCGATCGTCAAGGCGAAGCGCGAAGGCCGACTGAAGACGGTCCTGGGCGGCTGACGCCGACCCTTCCCCCTCCCCCGCCGGTTCCCCGGCACCCCTCCTGAAAGGACGCCACCATGGCGATCACGTCGTTCATTCCCGAGGTCTGGAACGCCCAGCTCCTGACCGACTTCCGTGAGCAGTCCATCGCGGTCTCGCTCGCCAACCGTGAGTACGAAGGCAACGCGACTTCCGGCAACGTCGTGAAGATCAACACCGCGTCCGCCGTGGCCGTGAAGGACTACAAGGCCGCGAACCGTACG